AAAATTCCTTTGAAGTTGACCATTCCACCAGCCCTATAACCTTTGACCTTACCACCAGCCTTCATGCCTTTGACCTTACCACCAGCCTTCATGCCTTTAACCTTACCGCCAGCTTTCATGCCTTTGACCTTACCGCCAGCTTTCATGCCTTTGACCTTACCACCAGCCTTCATGCCTTTGACCTTCATGCCTTTGACTTTACCGCCAGCCTTCATGCCTTTTTTCTTCGTGCCTTTGACTTTACCGCCAGCCTTATATCCTTTTTTCTTCATCGCCATAAGAGTTCTCCTTTCAAAAGACTCGTACTAACCCGCCGTTAGCTTTCTTGTTTTTCCAACTTATACGTTTAGAAGACTTTTTCTTTTTTGCCGCAGAAGTGCACTGCGCCATCGTAGGTCTACAAGCAGGGTAGCCTTTACGCTTCTCCCCCTTTTGACGACCACAGGGTTTTCCTGTCTTACAGTCCACCCAACCCTTGCCATCGTTTTGTCCGAACCATTCTTGAAGGGAGTTCTTTGCCATTAGAAAGTCCTTGTACGCTTACGTCGATCTTCTTCTACTATGCCACATCCAGAAGCAATCATACCACCAGGGCTGTATCGGTTTTTTGCTGGACGTTTAGGATTATCTACTGAAGTCATTACACCACCTTCGGCGGCTTTCTTAGTAGAGTTTCCCCAGTTTGCGGCCCCGACCTTTCGGCACTTGGACAGGGCCCCCGATGCGTAAGCGCTGGGCCAGACCTTGTACCGAGCTTTTACCTTTCGGTAACACGCGTCCTTTTTTGTTTTTTTTGCCATTAGTCAACTCTTCTGGAGGTTTTGAGATTTGAAACGGTATCTGTCCACGACTTATCAAGTATAGCCTGCCTTTCTGCTAAACGGTCTATTGCTTGAACTAAATGATCCATTTTTACATTCATGACTTCGGTGCGTTTATCTACAGTCACGAGAGTACTTACGATCCAAATAAGTCCCGCAGAAGACAGAGTTAGAATTGTGCCTAAAACTAGAAGCTGTGTGTTCTTGTCCATTACTCTTACCACATCTTGCACGACCAGTAACGAGCCGATAGTTTATCTAACTTTTTAGTGTCACATCCATGCCGAGCGCGGAAAGACTTTCGACGTTTAGGATTAGATTTTTTGATCGTCATATTAGCATCTCCAAATCTAATAATCTTTTCTTTTCCATTAGCACAGGCTTTCACAACAGACTTCTTGCCACCAGATATCTGGCGCTTCGGCTTGTTGCACTTCATCTTGGACTTGTCGATCTTTGCCATAACTACTCCACAAACACTGTTATTTTTGTATTAGATGGAAGAGTCGCATAAACGCCCTTCTTGGCTAGAATCCCGTCTCCAGGGATATACACCTCGTTCGTTCCCTGCTGGGTTTGATCAACCTCCATAAGAACCTTACCGGATCCTGCTGAAGCGTTGTCATACAAAACAATATCTCCCGAAGCCCCACTCTCATACGTTACGACAACAGCTTGTAATCGGCAGCGTCTCTGAACCAACGCTGCCGAGGTGTGAGAGTGAACTGAGGTTACCTCACTACCAACCATCTCGCCCTCTAAGACAAGAAAATTGTAAGTTGATTTGAGGAACCTGTAAACGCTGCAACAAACACACCCTCTTTGAAAATTATCCCGTTGTCTGGAATATTCATAACGTGATGGCCTGTAGGAAATGTTTGAGTCAACAAAACAGTTCCTGATGCAGAGCCGTCCTTGAGAGTAAACGCGCCCGCTGCATCAGCAAAAATAACAATCTGGCGCAGACGAGAACGAGTAGGCCCAACAATCGCAGCAGTTGTGCCTTGGACCCAATTATATGCGGTTACTGGACCTGACATCTAAGTCTCCTATTAAGAGAGGTTATTATTTTGCTGATACAAAATAGTGAACCGTACTTCTCCAGCGTTCGTCGCTGCCGATGCAGTAACTGTCAAACGAATATCTGCGGTGCCAGTGTCTTCCCACGCTAGTGCCGCACCTGCTTGAGTAGTCGGATACTTACGACCTGCGGTTGTGCCACTTGCGAAAGTGTTCAAAATTGTAGCCGCGCCGCCTACCGTGTCACCAACGCTCAAATTGGTGGTAGCATTAGCCGCTGTAATTACATCGATTACACAGTCAATGATCTGCGAATTAGCAGGGATAACAACGTCCGTTACTTGAGCCGCCAATGCGCCACCAGATAAATCTGCGGCAAAAGTCTGCGCCATAACGACTTGACCAGTGTTTTTTATGTTTGACCCGAGGGTTGTTCCTGTGGTTTCTTTGATGGTCCCCGCTTTAATAGGACCTGAAAAAGTTGTCGTACCCATATCGATCTCCTGTCTGGGTTAGTCAGCCGCACCATGCCGCTGTCAGGGATGTCTAAACAATACAGGAGAACTAAACAAAAAGAAAGGGGCTACCGAAGCAGCCCCCTCTAGTTTTATCACCTTGGTGTTTATGCTCCAGGGGAACCAAATACCGCACGAGGGTCGCTAAAGCCGAAGCTATAACGCTCACGCGCTTTAAAGCGCATGTTACCTGTGTCGAAGTCTGCTTCCATATTGGTGGACATTGGAGTCCGCTCAAAATGGACAAAGCCGCGAGGCGCGTCTGTTTTAATGAAAAACGCATCTGGATCCGTAAGGAAGTCGTTGACAGCATAACCGTCAGGCAACATCCCCATAGAACGTAGGGCGTTCGTGTCATTGTCAGCCGTGCCAACACGTAGGTTGGAAACCATCAAACGCTCTGCAACGAATTGCAGTTGACGTGGGATGACCAACTTGTTGCCGCGAAGAGCAACTTTAAGACCACGCTCATCAACAAAACCTGCGATGTTGATCAAAGCATCTTCAAGAGATGTTTCGTTCAAATCAGCAGCTACTGCTGGTTCGTTGGCAAACGTACCGCCGTTAGTTAGCGGGTGGTTTGTTGCACAAAGAGCAACGCCGTCGCCGCCAGCAGATGCGCCAGCAGTAAATGCGTTGTTAAGAACCGCAGCGGCCTTAACTTGCTTTGAGTGTGCCATCGAACGAGCCAACGCACGAGTGTAACGCGAACCAAGACGATCATAGAGATTGTCTTCGATAGCTTCCTCAGTGATTGAGAATGCCAGCGCCACTGTTTCGTGGTTGTAACGAGCAGTGTATGCTTCGTTAGCGTCGTCGAAGTTAATTGCAGAACCTTCCGATTTGGTTGGTGCTGCGCCAAAACCACTCAACATAACTTCCTCTTCGAATGCTCGATCAGAAGATTCTGTTGTGTAGATCTCTGCGTGTTGGTTTTCGTACCGAGAGTACTCCATACCAAACAAAGCGTTGAGACCTGGTTCTAGTTCTTTCGCTAATTGTGCGCGAGAAATAGCCATTCTTTAGACCTCCTTATACGCCAGTGGTCGATGGAGTACCAGCAACAATCGCGCCGTTGGCGGAGTTGAAGCTGTTATTCAATCGAACGATTAGTGGGATACCAGCGGCAGCGAAATCCGCATTTTCTGGGTCATCTTGAATACCCATAATACGAAGATGCAATGCAGCAGTGGTAGCGATAGTGCTGACACCCAACTTAGCAGAAGAGATACCTGTGGAAGAAGATCCAGAGGCTCCAGCGGCGAAGTTTGCGTTTGCGAACACATGCCCTCGAGCAGTAGCTTCGCTTGTGAGCGAGGCGTCTGAACAAATTACAAATGTTTGCATAGGGTTATCATACACAAAGGCTTTGACTGGGTGATCGGAATCAGCACCAGAACCAGGCCATGAGTTAGAGAAAATAGTCTCTCCATTGGTGGACGAAACGTATTCACATCCCCAGAAAACACCTAATAGACCTACAGATCCACCAGCAGCCGCGCCAACAATGTCAATAAAGCCTGTTGACAGCGGAATTACGGGTGAACCTTGGTAAATCGCGTTAGTGTTTCCGGAAGCAATACGATACTCGGTCGCACCAGTGGTGTTCGCAGCCTGTCCGACTACGCCAATCGGGCGAAGCCCGAATGCACCGTTAGTGTTTGCCATCGTAGCAATCCTTTTTCTAAGTTAATCGGAGTCTCTACGAGATCCTCCGAATGATACACGACTTTGCCGAGAGTTACTTATCGGCATTGAAGGATGTTGATCCTTCATAAGGTCCTGATCTACAGCAGTCATTTGTTCGCGGGTTCTGCCCCCGTAATATTCAGTTCTTTCTGCTACTGTTTCAACAGGTATGCGGCACAACATCAGTCCGCCTTGACCAATTACACCCTCGTATCGACCATCATCGATAACAGGGGCTTCATAGTTTGGATATTCGTCTTTCCGGACAGGTTCCCATCCTTCACGTAGCTTGGCGTTGACATTCATCTTGTCTTCCTCACCACGCATTGCAACTCGTATCCAACGATGCACAAAGCCTGGAGGGGCTTCAGGTGCTGCAAGGTGACTGGGCGGTGCCCACGGTTTTCTGCGCGTTTCTGTATCGCGGGTTTCGCTTGCGCGAGGTTTTCTATCAGCCATTATCTTAATCCTTCACATATTTTGCATATTCTTCAAGCGGTACGTTTAAACGTTTTGCCATCGCAATTTGTGATGGTGATAACTTCACCGACCTGCGCCCTGATTTTGCTGTACTGCGGGTAGCTGAAGCGCCAGCAGGTGCGACCTGTGCTCCGCCCGATCTTTTCGTAGGTTGGAATTTATGTGGAAATTCCGACCTCATACGTTTATCAACCTCAGTATAGTAGTCTTCGGAGTTCGGGTCAAATCCTTCCTCGTCAACTAATTTCTTATGAAGCCCAAAAGCAGCGTAAGTCATCATATCATCTGACCCAAACCACTCGTTTTTATCTGCCCATTCCTGTGCCCTAGGGTCAGGAGAGACTTCTTTATTTTGAACAGGGGCAATAGTTTGTGCAAGTTGTTGTGGCGCAGGCTCTTGCTCTTGCTCTTGCACAGACAATCTCTGCTTTGCAGCGCGTACCCGCTCTTGCATTAAAGCCATCTTGGACAACTGCTCTTGAGCGGCGAACATCGCGTCGCTGTCTCCAGACTCGTATGCCGCCCTGTGCTGCTGCTTAACGTTAGCTATCTGCCCTTCAATACGAGATTCTTCTGATTGGACATATCCTTTGTCTAGGTTTTTAACGTGCGTCTTTAGCTTATTGTTTTCATCCAAAAGACGTTGAGCCATGGTGACCGCTTCTTCACGGTCTCGCTCTTCCTTACGGTATTTCTCCGTAAGTTTCTTGATTCTCCCTTGAACCTTTTTGCTGTAGTTGTTGAGTTCGTCGTCGTCAGACGCAACCGAAACTTTTTCTTCTGAGGATCCTTCATCCTCTACAGGCTCAATTTCAACCTCAACCCCTGTATCCTCTTCTGCAACAGCCTCTTCATTCGTATTCTCATTCTCATTTTCTTTTGACATACCGCTCTCCTAAACCTGTTTGATGTCGTCGGGTTCTAGTATCGTGGCAATGACTTCGTCATCATTAATGATACGAACTTCCCCACCATCGATCTTGAACCTCGAACCAGAGTATCGACCAATACACACCCATTGGCCTTCTTCGCACCACGACTTGGGATTTTTCCCAAACTTATCGGGGTCTTGATAGGCTAGGGGT